TGAACAAACTAAATTGTTAGGTATTAAAATCGCAGCACAAGAGTGTGATTGTGACTTTATATCTTCGGGTGATACGGTAATAGACCCGGAAACCTTAATGTTCTACAAAGAAACATATTGCCAAACTCCGGTAGAAAAAGGATACATTGATAGTAATCTTTGGAAATGGGAATACCCTGATTTCAATAAATCATATATGGTTGTAGCTGACGTCGCCAGAGGCGATGGAGCTGACTTTTCAACTGCCCATGTTATAGATATTGATAGTTCAACTCAAGTTGCTGAATATAAAGGAAAAATCGAAACAAAAGATTTTGGTAATTTCTTAGTATCTCTTTCAACTGAGTATAATGATGCATTGCTTGTGATAGAGAATGCAAATATTGGTTGGGCTTGTATTCAACAGGTAATTGATAGGGGTTACAAAAACTTATTCTATATGAGTAAGGATTTAAAGTATGTGGATGTTGAACATCAAATGAGTAATAGATATAGAGCAGAGGAAAAGGGATTGGTTGCTGGATTTTCAACCACATCCAAAACCCGTCCATTAATTATATCTAAATTAGATGAGTATTTCAGAGAAAAATCAATAATAGTTCGTTCTACTCGTTTAATAGATGAGTTATTTACATTCATATTTCACAATGGTAGAGCTGAAGCTATGAGAGGTTATAATGATGACTTGGTAATGGCATTTGCAATTGGGTTATGGGTTAGAGATACGGCACTTAGGTTAAAACAACAAGGTATTAGTTTAACAAAACATGCTTTAAGTGGCATTGCAACTAATACATTTGATGGGGTATATGGTGGTAGTAATTTAGATACTAACCCATGGGCTATGAAGCTTGGTAATGGAGAAATGGAAGATTTATCAAAATGGTTATAGTTTTATTAGTTTTTTTGATATTTATATAATATATTTAACCATTGTATCAATATAAAAATTATGATTAGATTAATGAATATCCTTAAGGAAGATGAATATGTAGATAATGCATATTCCAAAGGGAATGAACCAACCGATAATCCAATTGATGATTATGATGAATTGGATGTTGAACAAGAAGATATGGATGATTTCATAAACTTCTTAAAAGCATATTCAACTCAATTAGATGAGGCAGAGTATCAGGGTAGAGAAGTTAAGTTAGGTAAACCAATGCAAGGTGATGTTAAGAAGTTTAAGGTATATGTAAAGAATCCTAAGACTGGTAAAGTTATTAAGGTAAACTTCGGACAAAAGGGAATGGTAATTAAGAAAGATAATCCTGCTGCTAGAAAATCTTTTAGAGCAAGGATGAATTGCGATAATCCAGGTCCTAGAACAAAGGCAAACTATTGGAGTTGTCGTAAGTGGTAAAAATATACAAAATAAAGGTTATACAGATAAAAGAATAATATATGGCAGAGCAAAACGATGATAGGTCTTTTTTTGGTAGGTTGAGAAAACTCTTTTCAACAACTGCGGTAGTGCGTATTGATGATAAGGGTAGGAGAAGAGTGGTGGATGTCGATGAAAGACAGACAAACACAAATCTATTACAATTAAGAGATAGATACACAAAGTTGCAAAAATCTTTCTATGAAACTTCAGCTGGAGCTCAATCAATGGCATATCATCAAGTTCGTAGAGAGCTTTTTAGAGATTATGATGCTATGGATAATGACCCAATTATAGCATCAGCATTAGATATATACGCTGATGAATCTACAACCAAAGATGAGTTTGGACAAGTATTAACTATACGTTCTTCAAATGAAAATGTAAAAGAAATACTACACAACTTATTCTATGATGTGATTAATATAGAATTCAACTTGTGGCCTTGGACAAGAAACTTGGTAAAATATGGTGATTTCTTTTTAGGGTTAGAAATAGCAGAAGGTAAGGGAGTTATAAATGTAATTCCGCAATCTATATACTATTCTGAAAGATTAGAAGGGGCTGATCCACACAATGCAAACTATGTGAAGTTTAAAGTGGAAATGGATAGGACTGGTAAGGGTGAGTGGGAAAACTATGAAATGGCCCATTTCCGCTTATTATCAGATACCAACTTCTTACCTTATGGTAAATCAATGATTGAATCTGCAAGAAGAATTTGGAAACAATTATCACTTATGGAAGATGCGATGTTAATCCATCGTATTATGAGAGCACCTGAAAAGAGGGTATTCAAAATAGATATTGGTAATATTCCACCAACTGAAGTGGATAATTATATGCAGAAGATTATTAATAAAATGAAGAAAGTTCCTTTTGTTAATAAAGATACTGGTGATTACAACTTAAAATATAACATGCAAAACCTTACGGAAGATTTCTTCTTACCGGTAAGAGGTGGTGATAGTGGAACATCTATTGATAATTTGGGTGGATTGGATTACGCAGCTATTGATGATATTGAATATCTAAAAGCTAAGTTATTTGCTGCATTGAGAGTTCCAAAGGCTTACTTATCATTTGATGAGAACGTTAATGGTAAAGCTACATTAGCAGCAGAAGATGTTCGTTTTGCTAGAACAATTGAAAGAATTCAAAGAACAATCGTAAGCGAATTAACAAAAGTAGCAATCGTTCACCTCGCATCTCAGGGTATAGATGATTCTGAAATGGTAAACTTTGAGTTATCTCTTACAAACGCTTCTACTATCTATGAGCAAGAAAAAGTAAATCTTTGGAGTGAGAAGGTTAGATTGGCAACTGATATGGCTGGATTAAAAATGTTATCTAAAGATTGGATATATCACAATATATTTGGTATGAGTACAGATGATTCGAAGAATGAGAGAGGTAAAGTGATAAACGATATCAAAGATACATTCCGCCACAATTCTATAGAAAATGAAGGAAATGACCCTGCAAATCCACCAAAACAAGAAAACGTTGAGGGTGAGTTGGAAGAGTTGAAAACTAAAATCAAAAATGAAGCTAATCCTGATTTAGGTGGTAGACCAAGAGAAGGTAATACTTATGGTAAAGATAAACATCCATATGGTAGAGACCCTTTAGGTGACAAAGAAAACCATAAAGAAAGGAAGAGAGATGTATATGTTTCAACAAACACAAAAAAAATAGCACGAGAATATATAAATGGAATATCATCTAAAAAGAAGGTTTTGAACGAAAAAAAAGAAAAAACCGACCTTTTGGATGAAAAAAACTTATTAGATGACACTAAATTTTAATAAAGAATAAAATTTTTATATTTATATGTGTTATATAGAATTCTAAAACAATTATAGGGTAAAATAAATGAAAAAAATAAAGCACTCAAAAGTTAAGAATACTGGGGTGTTATTTGAACTTTTAGTAAGACAGATAACATTAGAGGTTCTTAATGGGGACAAGACCGAAAACGCAAAAAGAATCGTTAAGGAATTCTTCGCCTCCGGAAAAGAACTAAATAAAGAACTACGTCTTTATGAATTATTAATTAAAGAAAAATATAGTTCTGAAACTAGAGCAGAGAAGTTTGTAGATACTGTTTGCGAAGCGTATTCAAAATTAGATTCAACCAAATTGAATAAGGAAAAATACAACCTTATTAAGCAAATTAAAGAAAGTTTCGATTCAGAGCAATTCCTTTCATCTCCTATAACTAATTACAAAGTTTTGGCGTCTATATACAAAGTGTTTGAATCTCAAAAAACACCGGATTTGGATATTAAAGATGTGTTTAATTCTAAAGTTACCCTAATAGAAAATATAACATCTAAGCCTGTATCTAAAATAGTAAAAAAAGATGATGAGGCTCAACAATTGGTTGAGATGTATAAAAAGCAAGATAAAGATATTCGTTTGTTGACATATAAGATTTTAGTAGAAACATTCAACAAAAAATACACTAATTTAGATTCTAAGCAAAAAGAGGTATTGAGAGAATATATTAACAATATAACTAATACATCTAAATTCAAAGATTATTTTACAGAAGAACTAAAATCTACAATTTCTGAATTAAATTCAGTTAATAAGAAAATAACTGATAAGGTTACTACTATTAAATTAAATGAAACGGTATCTGTTTTAAAAGGGCAGAAATTGGGTAGAAGTGTATCTGATAATCAAGTTTCTATTTTACTACTTTCGCAAGAATTATTAAAGGAATTAAAATCAAAAGTTGATGGAAAATAAATTAAGAGAATTAGTAAGAAATCTAGTTAAAGAAATAGAATCCGAAAAGGAATTAGAAGAAGCATCCACCACAGGTGGTATTGTTGGATATAATACTCCAGCTGCATTTACAAAGCCTGGTTCTGAAAAGAAAAAGAACAAACAAATGGCTAAATCAAGTGGAGAAGGTTATACCATAGTTGGTGAGGGTGTTAATCGTTGGAATGCACTAAAGCAGAACGAAGGAACTCCAAATCAAAAAATAGGTGTTGGTATTCGTAATATGAGAAGCCAATTACAAGAAATTGAACAATTTATTGAATGGTATAGTAAATTGAAAACCGAAAATGGGTTAAGTAGTAACGATTATTGGAAAAGAACCCAAAAGCATTTAAATGTTATTAGAGAAAGATTAAATAAAATATCGGCAAAAATAACAAATTTATCAGCATAAACAAAACGAAGATGAATAGAGCTCAATTAAAAGAATTAGTAAAAAATATTATGAGTGAGGAATCTGAATATCAGGCATTCTTCCAAAAAGCATTAGAAAAAGCTGGTAAATCTATACCATCTATGAGCGATGATGAAAAGAAAGCATTCTTTAATAAGATTGATTCTGCTTGGGATGGTAAGGGTGAAAAGAACGAAGGTAATGCATTTGGTGCTGCTGTAACAGCTGCTAAAAAAGCTGGTGAAGATGAATTTGAAGTTGGTGGTGAAACATACAAAGTAGAAGAGAAATTAGTTGGTGGACAAAAGAAATTAG